GTTGCGTCTGCACCTGTCAAACCTGTGTTAGTCATTGTGATTGTAATATCTTTCGCGGCTGTTGCCGAAGCGTACCCTACAATTCCGAGAATCTTTGAAGCACCCGCTGAAAACAATAGAGGCTCAACTGTTGCCGCTTGAACGACATTTACCGAAAGGGTAACTAATCTCAATCCTCCGTTATTTGCTCTGTCTGTCTGTTGTGGTTCAAATGAATCAAGTGCGCCCGGATAAGTTGCACCAAGCCATGTTGTTTCATCAACAGGAGTTCCTTGCCTCATGTCTATGTCTGCAAGTATGTCAACCAATGTAAAATCACTGTCTGCTACTTTGATACTCAATCCTTTTTCTGTCACTGTTGTTGTTGCTACCATATTTCATCACCTCATTGTAAGTCGCGAATGCTACCACTTGCACCGAAGAAAGAACACCATAGTTCTCCCATTGTTCTGTAAAGTCCTTCTTGTCCAAGACGGTTAATCGCGAATGGGTCGCCGGTTTCGATACCGGACTCAAAGTATTGAGTAGGGATAGCAGTTTGGAACCACAAGTAATCTGTATCAAGGTAATAGATACGCGATAGTGTGGATGCACCCTCGGTTGGCATATCCTTTGTTGGAATCATTGGAACACCGTTGTATGTTGCAACGATGAATCCAGCCTCAAGACCCGGTACACCCTTAACACCGTTGAAGGTTGGTGTAACTCTCTTGGAGTCCATGAATCTTTGTTGGCTTTGCAATAATTGCTGTGTTCTCATCAAAGTGTCATATCCTGTTAGCATAACCTTTGGATTACCACCACGGGTCCAAATCTGCTGGAATAATCCATCAAGTTGATTTAGTGACAAAGTTCTGTTACCACTTGCTACATCAACTTCTGCACTGTGGAAGTCTGCACTACCATCGCGAGTGATGGAGTACATATCGTGGTCTGTTGTCGCGCTTACATGCCCAGTTACAGTGGTCATCTTGTCCGGGTCAGCAGTAACACGGTCAAGTGATTCAAAGTCGTTACCGGATGGTGTGTCAACATCTTCAAGAAGCATTCTGTTAATGTGTTCAGCGTGGTGCTTACCCATTTCTTCTTTTAGAACTTGCCTAACATCACCAAGTCCGTCATCCTTGTCAGAAAGGAACATGCTCACTTCGGATAAGTCGAAGGTGTGAGCAACGGTCTTTGGCTTTGCTGCAACATGGAGGAAATCCGGCTTGGTTGTGTCCGGTAGTGTTCCATTTTCAGCAATACCGCCACCCTTTGTAAAGGATGCGCGACCTGTTAGGATTCTCCATCCACTTCGCTCCCAAGGCTTCTTAGGAAGAATAGAGAACGCGTTGAACTCTTGGTTCAATTGCGACCAAACTTTTCGTCCGTAAATTGCTTGGTATGTACCAGCAGTTGAAGACATAAGAGGCGCGTCTGCCTTTAGAATGTCACCTGCTCCGTATGTGTAGCCTGTTTGAGAAGCCCCACCGTAGTAGTAACGCTCCATGTCTTGTACTGTTCTTACATAATTTCGTGCCATCAGTATTCACCTCCGTTCAACGCTTTACCTGCAAGTCTGTGAACATCGTCCCATGACATATTTGCAAGGTCTGCGGTTTCGGGGATTGTAACGGTAGCCATTGCAGTATCAGACTTGCTGATTACTGAAGAGCCGTTGGAAACATTGTCAATGCGGTCATTTAGAGCAAGGACAGCCTTTTGCAATTCAACCATTGGTGCGCGAGCATCAAAGTTATGCTTTGCAATTGCATCTGATTCTGCTTTCTTCTCTTTCAAGAACCTGTCAGTGAAATTGTTGTTTAGGTCAGACTTGAATTGCTGCTCTGTTGCAGCAGCCTTGAATACTTCATATGCTGCTTCAATTTCACTTGATGAAACATTGTGTGCGTTTAGGTAATCACCTTTAATCACATTCTTGTTACCGGAAGGCGCGGAACCAAAGTTTGGTTGTGGCCTCTTACCGGAGTCATCTTCACCTGCACCTTCAAGAGAACCTTGTCCTCTGTGGTCATACCCGGAATCGCCCGGTCCATATCCTTTACTAAAGTGGTCGCGAGCCGCAGACGGGTCGAAACCCGCGCTCTTAGCGGTCTGCTCCAACCAAATTAGGTAGTCGCTTGTTATCATATCATCTGCTTTCGCCATTTTTTTGTCATCTCCTTTGTCATCATCGTCAGAGTCGTCGTCACTATACACCATGTCTTCCATGTCTTCATCATCATCATCTTCGTCGTCATCAGCAAAAGGATTTCCTTCTTTTTTCTTAGGTTTATCTTCGCCGCGACCTTCAAGCATGTCTTCGATGCCTTTGTTTTGGGACTCTTTATCTTCTTTCTTTTCTTTCTTGTCATCATCCTTGTCGTCAAGTTTTTTCGACAAGCGTTCAAGGACGCTCTGCAATTCACTCATGGTATTTGTCATACTATCACCTGTGTCCTCCTTCAGAATACGAAATTGTGCTTCGGGGTTTATTCCCTTTTCACAAATCGTAACTTCGTGGAGTTCCATACGCCTAATTTCGCGGTAGTCACCGCGAGTTTGGTCGCTCTTGTTAACGCGCTCAAATGCTTGGCCTCCGATAGAGAACGAGCGCAAGTTCCCTTTTCGTATTTCAGAAGCCACTTCGCGTGCCTTCTCAATGTCGCCTCTTAGTTTGATAACAACAAACATACCTGTGTCATCAACTTCAGACTTCCACAATCTGCCGGAATTGTCCGTGTAGGAAGGAATTACGCTTCCTACTTGTATATTGGAGTGTGCAAGTTGAACATTACGGAATCCATCTGCTTTCATAAACTTACCAAAAGCATCTTTCAAAGCACCGCGAGTGATTAAATCACCTTGCTTGTCAACCATCTCAACAGACGCATATCCAGCAACAACAAGGTCATTACCAATACCCTTCAAAATGACGGGATTGGATGGAGTGCTTGGAGCCGCGAGAATCGCCATTGTTCCCCGTCACATCTCTCATTGTATATCAACGGAACTGTTCTCAATCGCGATAACACCATCATCTTCAAGACGCGCAGTTTCACCTTCGCTGGTTCGCAGTCGTTTGGTTTTCTTACCTTTGGCTGATTTAATATCATCATCGTTTCGCGCTTGGGGGTCAAAATCAGGCATTGTGTTATCGCGAATGTTTTCAGTAGGTCCTCGCGGGGATTCAACATCAGCACCCGCGTAATCAAGACCTAAACCTTGAACGCCTGTACTTGTAATCTTCTCTTTAGCAAGATGTTCCAATCCGCGCTCAACTAATTCAAGGCCGCGCTTAATCACTTCTTCTTCATCTTCAAGAACTTGCTTTGGTTTCTTAGAATGACCTGCTGGTGGTTCGGGGTCAACTTCATCATACTCCGGCTCATCTTCTTCTTTTTGTTTTAACAACCACGCAGCCTTTAATTCCCAATATGCTTCTTGGTCGCGTGCTAACTTGACAAGATAATCATTGCCCCATATAGAGGTGTGTGGTTCAACAACCCATGAAGAATCCTCCTTACGCGTCTTACAGATTACTTCATCATCAAACGCAGGGAATGTGATAGTGATTTTACCCTTCTTCATATTCACTTGTTGAGGTACATGATGTTCTCCCGACATGATAGCGAGTGTTTCAACACTGTCTGCTGCTAATGGCTCATTGTCGGTTATCTTAGCGGAACGGATTCTATACACAGGATATTCCTTCTTTGAAGCACTTACTCCTGTGCAGCGAACAGTTGCGTAATCTCCTACATTCAAACCGCGTGGTCCTTTCGCGCTTCCAACATTCATGTAGTGTTCTTCACCAACTTGCTGTGCGCGCTTACCATAGTTTTCGGGGTGCATAAGTGGACCAACACCAACAGTGTAGTTTTTACCAGCGCGTGATAGTATGATTACATCAACCATTTTTTCTTTACTCAATAACACCCACTTCGGGTGACGAGGCTCACCTTTCATGTATGTGGCATTAGCATCGCGCAAAAGAATATCTATGTTATCTTCGTTGCGTAAGTTCTCAATTGCTACCTGTAAACCTTCATCATCGCTACGCTTGGTGTTGATAGGTTCGGGCATCTTGATGTGTTCGCTTGATTCGTATTGAGCGCGTAAGTGTCTGATTCTATCCTTAGTTGGCATATTATGAGTATCTTCATCAGCAGTCTTTAGCAAATCTAACACTGTCATTATACCATCATGGAGTATCGCGTGTACTATGAAATCCTTCTCATACACTTTGTTGATTTCATCTTTGAACACATCATCCAACTTGATTTCACCTTCTGCATTGTACGCAGTCAACTTCTTACCTTTTTTACTCGCGATGATATGTTCGCCTTGTGGATATAGACTGATAACCCAATCTCCTGTAAACCCGCGCAAATGTTGCATATCTTCTAAATCGAATATACGATGCATGAACTTGACAGGTTGTGGTTTACCGTCATCTTTAATGAGCAATGTATCATCAATCATTACATCAATCGCATCAGAATATGAATGGTTGAATAACCCGTCATCGGTGACATTAGGTTGACCGAAGTTCATTGCTTGATTGATACTTTGACCCATGCGTTGATTTTGGTTTGGCTCATTGTCAAACTCTTGGTATCTAATATGACTCAAAGGTTGTGAAGTATCTAAAGGTGGCAATTGAGGATTGACCCACCTCATAACATTTCGCGGCATAACTAATCTTTGTAAAGAAGGGCTATTGTAAATGTGAGTATCGTCATCCTCTAACAATAATTTACCATCTTGTAAACTTCCGGGTACTGCAACAAACGGACTTTTCGCGTCTATACCATAATGGAACTTTTTGTGACCGCTTGTAAAGATTGGAGTCACAGGCGCGTTATTCATATTGTAGCCGCCCATTGGAGTTTCATGATTTAGACCACTTGCACTCTTTGTTTGCAAATCGGTATCAGTGTTAGCAATCATAAGTTTAGCGATATTGCGTAATGAATCCGGGTCACTGATATTCATAACTTTCTTGAAATTGGGCTTGTTACCTCTGAAAAACTTCATCTTTTTGAAATCTAAAGCCACATCACTTCCACCTTTAGTTTCCTTGTTTGTATTGTGTAAAATATCAAAAATAACTTGTCGCTCTTTGCTCATATCAACAGGATTACCTTTCGCGTCTGTTGCGCTTTCACCACCATGTTGTAAATAATCACCACCAACTTCTTTGAACACACCACCATCATTGTAAATTAAATTATTGCCACCTCTTTTGGGTATGTTAATCATATCAAATACATTTGATTGTTGAACTCCTTTGACGGCTTTGCTGTTAGGGTCGTGTGGGAAATAGCGCGATGTAAATGCTTGTTCAAAGGATATACCTTGTTGCTTGGCTGCTTCTTTTACATTGTTAACAACCTGTTCAAATATCTTCACATCAGATTCGGGTATGTGTGGTGAGTCTGTTGCGAGTTTAGACATAACTGTGTGTCCTTTTGGTTGAACTCCGCCGAATGAAGAGTCAAGCATCTTTTCTGCCATAGATTCAGAACCTTTGTGTTCTAATCGCGAAACATGAAGATTTGTTAAATCATCAATTTGGTCTTCTGATAAATCAAACGAAGCAGTTTTCCCACCCAACTTAATGTTGTCTTTACCACTAAATAATATATTTCTCTCCGATGGTGATAACATAGCAATCTGTTCAGACAATTTCAACGCATATGCAGTAGCAGCGTATGCTTTATCGTTATCGTGAATGAAAATGTTGGGGTATATTTTTTCAATCGCAGGTCTGATTGCTTGAGTAAATATCTTCTTGACTGCGTTTAGAGTGTCGATATGATTATCCATTCGCGTTTCATGATTTTTCAAATCAATTTCTCCACCATCTTGAGGCGGTGAGGAGTCGCGAATCATACTCAATTTCTTCTCTAACAATTCTGCACTTCTATCATCACCGTTCTTGTGAGCAAGACGGAGAGCCTGTGAAACTTCGGCAGCATGTAACGAAGCAAGATAAGAAGGAGTTGGTGCGATAACCAATGATGAAAATGTTGGTTCATCATCATCACCATGTTTTCTCATTGCTACGGGTTTTGGCTCATCACTTTTGTAATCGTAACCATATACCATTTTGTTCAAATCGGCTGCGCGCTTATCCCGTTCTTCTTGAGTTTGTGCTTCTCTGTATTGACTATCCAAATGTTTCAATTCTTGTAACAACCGTCCTCGCGTTTTTACATTTTCAACTTGGGCTTCGGGTAGTTGGTAATCACCAACATCTGCCAATCTGTTTTTCATATATTCGTCATAATCTTCTTTGTGATAAATAGCATGATGTGATGCTGGTGACTCTTCTCGTAAGATTTCTCTAATCATATCTTTACCTGTGCGTCCTCCATACCCAATCATATCTTTGTGAGTGTTTGCATTTTTCAAACTACTAAGTCTGTCTGCGTTTTTGGGGTCTATTGCTTTTTCAAAAGCATCCATAGAAGCATCATCGTGTGTGTGTAATGGTTCATGCAACCCAAGTAACATTGCATCTATCATTAGTTTATCCTCATTTTTTATCTTATTTGTTGCGTACCCAAGTCCAAGTTGCCTCGCTTTTTCGGGTAGTTCCTCCACATCAAGCAATCTTCTTTTGTTAGCAGTTTGAGAGCCGATTCTTGCTTTGCGCGTCAGATACATAGGTGTGTGAAGAGCAGTAGTATGAGTGGATTTAGGGAGATTGTCAAGACTTAGGAAGCCAACCAAGTCTTGCATATCTAATCCAAGATTATCTGAATGAGCCATGTAAAAAGAATTGAGTCCGGGTGTCGCGATTGTTTTAGAATCGGGCATATCTTTTGCGTAACTCTCAAGTTCATCATGCAAAGGGTATTCAGTGCCGGTTGGTTTAACAATTTCAACAGCACCTTCAACCGTCATGTTTTTTCTCGGCATTTCAAGATTCACAGTTTTACCGTCTTTGAATTGATTATACAGTTTCAACTTTTGGTCGGGTGAGTAATTGTATCTATCCAAAGCAGCCAATAAATCAACTTCAAGTTGACCGTCAACATCTTTGGATGGGTCAAACTCATCTGTCTGTTCAACTGTTTTTCGCGAACCTGTTTTGTCGCGAACTTTTCTTGCTGGCATAATGAATCTTTTTTCTTTTATTGATGCGCGTATGAAATTATCATACGCTTCTTCGTATGCTCTTGCGAAGTCACCCGATTCACCATCTGCGTTACCTCTTCTTCCAACACCCTCCATTACTATACCCTTCGCGGTTTGGTACATTTTGGGTTCATCAAGCATAGAAAACTCTTCATTAGTATTATGAGTATGGGTGTAGTCATTGATTGATTCTCGTAACAAATCGCTATAATCTTGTGACCCATACGCGTTTGTGCAACTATTAATCAATGATTTGATTTGCTCTCCATCTAATATCTTTTTATCAATCAATTGTTTAATGTCCGGCACTTTATCATTCATAATAATAAAATCACCAAAATCGTCACTTTTTATGTGCGGGTATGTTCCACCATCATCAACAATTGCGAGTTCGTTTTCATCAGCATACTTAGTCACAATGTCAGACAAATTGAATTGTCCAAGACCTGCTGCTAATGTTTCATCGTCAAGAGTGTACCAATCATTATTTTCCAACCGTTCTTTTACTTTTTCTTGACGGTCACTTATTTTTCGCGCTACATCTTCGCGTGCTTTTCCTAAGAACCTATTTGGTAAAGTACCACTCATAGTGCCACTTCTATCAGACCCACCTGCGTAAAGAGTGTTCAGAACATTATCCATAAGGTAAGCATGATGTGCCATGTAACCGCGCGCATCGGGACCCAAGATACTATTGAGGAATGAGTCGTCAATTGTACCGTCATCATTTGTACCACCGTTAGTTACTAACATCCATTTCATCATGTTGTATTGGTCTTCATACGGTAACATAGCAATACCAAGACGATAAGCGTCTATGCCAACGCGACCGAAGTTATCCTCTCCTTCTTTTGGTCTTCTCCTTGCATCGTTATACTCATCAGCCTTCTTACGCAATTTTTGAATTGGTGAAACTCCATCTTTACCTTCTGTGACAGGTATGCCGTCATCACCAAAAAGTGTATCAAACACTAATTTGCGCGGAAGTCCTTCATTTTCCCAATTCTTCGCTCTTATGAAATGTTCATTCAAGTTATCGAGTGAAAGCAAAGGATGGTTTTGCCCGTATCTTTTCGCGAATGATTCTTTGAAATCATTCAATCCTCGCTCAAAGACGGAGTTTATTGTGACATTGTTACCTTCCCAATTAGAAAACAAGTGTTTGTCTTTCAATGACGGGTGCATTTTTTTGGCAACCTTCACCATTTCTTTGTTCAAGCGTTGCGCGTTTTCTCCATTGTTTTTGTATAGATAGCGACTAAGTTGCTGAAACAAAGGTTTCTCTCCGTATGCAACTTCACCTTCGCGAGAAGGAAACATATTGAGTACATGAAACTTAGAATGTTCACCAACAATATCATTACCACGCTCACTTCTATTAGGCATGGACTGCATTCTGAATCCTAAATACTTACGAACCAAACTATCAATCACTTTGTTGTTATAGTGTAAATTACCTTCATCATCCAATTTCAAGGCTTCAGTTAATTTATCATCACTGAACTGCCTAATCATTTTATGATGACGGGGTGGTGCTGCTTCACTACTCGTATCTTTTGAAGTAAAGATTCGCGCTTGCTCTGATGGCGGTGGGTTTGCAACTTCAAAAGCAGAATTGATGTATTCTTCAGCCTCTTGTTTGAAAATAGGATGCGCATATCCGTTGTTTTCTAAGTTCTGCGAACTCAATAAAACTTCAACTGCTTCATCGCGAGCATCTTGTTTGTTGATAACCGCTTGTGCAAACTTAGTCACAATGCGCTGATGGTATTCAAAGGCATCTTCGCGCACACATCATCACCTCATAGATAGTCTGTGAGATTGTATGCTGATTCGGGGTTTTTATCGGACTTGTCACCGGCTTTGTTCTCATGTGCATCTAATGCGCCCTCATGAGGGTTAGCGTTTTTGAAAGTGATTTTCTCCATCTTCGGCTTTGTCTTAGGAACATCTTTAACCTTGATTCGGCGTTGGTTCGTATCATAATAGCCTGTGCGTACAGCCTCGCTACCTGTAACATTAGCAAACAAATCAGCGTGTTCTGAACCGAAATCCTTTGTTTCTTTGTCAACCTTCTCAATAATTTCATTCGCTTTCGCAATCATTTCATCAACATCGGGTGCTATTTGCCCTGCTTCGACTTTCATTGGCTTCATGAATCAATCCTCCTTCCTTCAACTTGTGCAGCATCGTTAGCCATAGCATGTATTTC